TATGCCATATGTGAGATGGAAATACAATGATAGATCCTTTTGGTAATATCTCTTTACATTGCACTCTGTGTTTTGACTCATCTCTCATATGTGGATCATAATCTCTAAAATCAAATTCTAGTTCTCCACCACTATATTCTGAACCATCTGTTAATTGACAGGTCATAGATAGTTTTCTAATTTTACCGTGATCAGGTGTGCCTGGTTTATCATAAGGTTTATTCCAACTATCAGAGTGCCAATCATAATATTGATTTAATTTATATTTTGTAAATTGACAAGATTCAGATCTATCCCACTCAAAATTCCAACCAGCATTTTTATTGGCTGTGTGGACATAAGGATGTAATTCTTTATAAATCCAAGTATCATTGAGCCACACCAAATCAGAATTTCTTTTTCTTTTTAAATCTTTAATTTCTTCTTTATTTAAAGGTTTATCACCTTTTTCTCTTCCATAGCCGCCAGTAATAGCCATTGTTTCTTTTTGTGCATTAGCATATCTAATTACTTCGTCACAAAACCTAGGTGTTAGTGCAGATTTAAAATACCAATAATGATTAGCTAAATTCATACGTAGTTAAAATTTATTACAACCCTTCTCTTTTCATCTGTACAAGTCGAACCCGTGTGTTTTAATGTTGAATTAAATTCTATGTATTTATTTTTTTCACTTTTAATTTTTTCACCAGTTTCAAACTTTGTATATCCATTACAAGTATTTAAATAAAAAATTCCAGTAATGCCTTGTTTTTGATCAGTATGCATGCCGTGCTCTATTATTTTTTTATCTTTAGTTAAAAGATTTGCTTTTATTCTATTTAACTTGTTAAATTTTATTTTTTTAAAAAAAGGTTTTAATATATTAAAATGTTTATCCACACAGTTCTTTTTACCTTCATCTAAAAAAAGAAAAGTAAACTGAAAATATTTTTTGTCATTCCAAGATACTACTCCATCATTAAAAAACCATGGCATATTTGGACTCATCATAAAAGATTCAATTTGTTTAAAATCTTTTTCATTTAAAAAATTTTTATAGATATTCATACGTTATAGTTTGTACAAAATTTAAATTATTTTTTTGAGTATTAGTTAAATAATACATATTGGTTGAAGGAAACATAATAAACATATTATTTTTAAGCTCTATATCCCAAGATCTACCCTTACGTCTGTTATCTTCATAATGTATTCGAACAATACAGTTTTTAACTTTGACACCATATAATAATGTAAAATCTGGTGAGTTTAGTAAATCTACAGGATCTATATTAAGTAATGGAATTGTTATCTCTTCAGGCTTATAGATGTTGCCCCACGTTTCTTTGTTGATCAAAGTAAAACCATGTTCAAGAGCAACATGCTCTCGAATATATGTATTTAACATATCCCAAGTTCTAGAAAACGGAAATTTTTTATTTTTAATTAATGACTCTAAAATATTATTTGATAATTTATCTCGGTCAATGTCCCAATCTTTGGGCATCGCCACATCACCATAATATAATCCTATTTCAGATAATACTTTCTTTTGCATACCACATACCTTTTTAAATTATGCTAATCTGTCTGTCAAGTCCCAAGACTGGCCTGATTCATTCCAAACATATTCCCATCTATGAGTATTAGCTTCGTTTTGTGCTTCTTGTTCTTCAGTTAATTCAGGAACATCACCAATAGGTGAATCCCATTTTGCAGATGCAATATTTTTTACCCAAGATGGATATGGTTTTGGAGGAAAAAAGATATTATTATCTTCGTCCCAGATATAACCTATACCTGCATAGTTTCCTCTGAACGCTTTTGAATCATCGCCAGATGAATGTTTATTTTGTGAAGTATTGTAAGATGTTTGAATCCACATTTGTGCAGGCCAATTATTGTGTAGTTCCAAATATTGTTGACCTACTGCTTCATCCTCAACACCATCAGCATTAAGCATATCTTTATTATCCAAAGTTAATACTTGAATAACTTTACTGTTAGCTCCTAATTTTGCAAAATGTGCCATAATGTTTCTCCTTATATATTAAAATTAATTACCATTCAACTATTGATATTTATACCTAATAATAACAATTCCTGAACCACCTGTTCCAGCTCCGCCATAAGTTCTTCCATTTGCAGGTGAAGCAGCACATTTAGGTTTTCCTCCACCACCGCCACCACCAGTGTTGACTGTTCCGTTAACTCCTGCTGACTCAGGAACAGGACCTGGTCTTGGTCCAAAACCACCTCTTCCTCCACCACCAGTTCCTCCAGCAGTATCATTAGCATCTCCACCGCATCTATTAGTTCCACCACCACCGCCAGCAAAAGCTGTAGGTGTTCCATTAATACTTGTTGTTGCACCAGCTCCACCAGCTCTTCCTTGAGGTGCAGGTTCTCCATCAGCCGTTGCACCACCACCGCCACCGCCAGAATCACTTGGTGCAGTTCCTGTTGCAGGTGCAGGATCTCTACCATCATTACCTTGTGGAGGACTTACATTAGGTGTATTACCACTTCCTCCAGATCCACTAGAGTGAGCTCCACCACCACCAGATCCACCATTTAAACCATCTACATTTGGTCCACCTCCACCGCCACCACCACCGGCTGAAGTTATTGAACTAAAAACTGAATTTGATCCACTCGCTCCTCGACCACCATTAGCTGAAGGTCCTAAAAATGGTGAAGGGTCAGGAGTTGGACCACCTCCACCTACTGTGATTGGATAGGCTTGTGCTGCAACTGATATACCATCAGGTGCAACGATTGGACTAGCTGTATAACAACCACAAGAAGTTTTACCTTCTCTAAATCCTCCAGCTCCACCTCCACCACCTGAACAACCAGTACCACCGCCTCCACCACCAGCGACTACCATGTAAGATACCTTACACCCACCACCTAACGAATTTCCTACAGAACTTACCGTGAAAGTTCCAGGACCTGTAAATGTATGAATTCTAAAATTTCCTGATGTTGTTATAGTTCCACCAGTCGCACAAATAAAAGCAGGTTGTTCAGTTAAATCACCTAAAGCAGCTGTGCTTACTACTTTCCAACCTTGCGTACCATCTATATAAACTAAAAGACCTGCAGCATTATTTTCTGAAATAGTTAGATTATCTGTGCCACCATTTATTGGTGAACTATTTCTTGCAATAGTAATATTATTTGTAGCTGAATTACCTGCATAATCTTGAAAACCTACTATGTTACCTGCTGATGGTGAAGATGGAAGTGTTAATGTAATCGCTCCACCAGTTGTATTTACAAAATATCCTTCTCCATTAGACGCTGTAAAACTAGCAGTTTTAACTGTTGTTTGCCAATCGACAGCACCTGTTCTACCAAAACCTGTTTGTGTCCCAGAGTTTGTAATTGTTGCACCAGCAGGAATTGTAATAGTGTCACCACTATCTCCTAACTGAACTGTACCACAATCTGTTCTTGGACTAATTTTATTTACTTTTACTTCACTCATAATTTACCTATTGAAATTTGTACCTTATTATTACTATACCAGAACCACCGTTTCCACCTGCACCTTTAGGTGAGGGACTAGGTGAATTTGGAGATGTTCTCACACCACCACCGCCACCACCGCCAGTGTTAGCTGTACCATTGGATCCAGCAGCATCTGAACTAGGTCTAGGATAACTTGGACTTCCACCACCAGCACCACCTCCGCCTTGACCACCAGGTCTTGTGACTGGACTTTGTGTTCCTGGAATATTTCTTGTACCACCGCCACCACCACCTGCGTAAAACGTAGCAGATGCATTTATTGTTGTTTGCACACCATCTCCACCTTCAGCAGCAAGATCGGTTCCACCAACTTCAGCAGCACCGCCTCCGCCTCCGCCACCATCATCTGATGTTGTTGGAGAGGGTGATGATGCAGCTTCACCATTCTTACCTTGAGCTGGAGTAACTGGAGGAGAATTACCTGTTCCTCCTGTTCCACTATTGTGAGCTCCACCACCACCAGAGCCACCTGGATTACCATTATCTGGATCACCTCCACCGCCACCACCTGCCGTTGAAGTTATTGTTGAAAAAACTGAATTGTTTCCATTATTTCCGTTATTTGAAGTAGTAGATTCTGCAGCTCCTGATCCACCGCCACCAACTGTTATTGGATATGCTTGAACACAAACTGGTAAAGATGAACAAGTTGCTAGAGGACTAGCCGTATAAGGTCCTGAAATACATGCATTATGTGATTCTCTAAAACCACCTGCTCCACCACCTCCTGCTGCACAAGATTGACCACCTCCACCACCACCTGCAACAACTAGATAGTCAACTTTATCTCTAGATGTGCAACAAGTTAATGAATTAACTGTGAAAGTTCCTGGGCTTGTAAATGTATGAATTCTAAAATCTCCTGAATTTGTTATTGTACCACCAGAAGCACATATAAATGTTTGTCGTGCATCGGAATCGGAACCATCTACAAAAACTTGCCAACCTTCTGTTGCATCAACATAAATAAAAACTCCACCTGCATTATTTTTTCCAAACTCAAAATCTGATGCTGCACCTCTAATGTTTGAACCGTTTCTAGCAACAGTACAACCGTTGGTTCCAAATGTTCCTGTGTAATCTTTTACAGCTACGATATTTCCTGCGCTTGGTGATGCGGGTAATGTTACCGTTATAGCTCCACCTGTTGTATCAACAAAAAATCCATCACCATTTGTGGCTGTAAAGCTAGCTGTTTTTTTAGTTGTGTTCCAATCAACAGTTCCTGTTCTACCAAAACCTGTTTGTGATGCACCAGATCCTAAAGTTACTGTATCTCCAGATGCACCAATAGTTATCGTGTTACTAGACTCTTTTATGATGTCTGCTCCACATGTGTTTTGTATTGTATTTACTTTAATTGTACTTGTCATAATTAACTACTTTGAAATTTATACCTTATCACAACTATACCGGAACCACCAGCTGCTCCATTTCCGCCTGGTCCTGAAGAACCTCCACCTCCACCACCACCAGTGTTAGCTGTTCCTGCTATTCCTGCATTACAAGTTCCGCTAGAACCATTACCTGCTCCAAATCTATCTGCTTGAGGAGATCCTGTTGGAATACCAGGATTAGTTCCACCAAAACCTTTACCGCCTCCAACTGGACCTTGATTTCCTCCTCCGCCACCACCAGCATATTTTACAGCAGAGGCAGTTATAGAACTTGAAACACCTATTCCACCACTACCAGCTCCATAAGGAGATGCTGCGGCTTGTGCCGCGTTTCCTGCTCCACCTCCGCCACCACCTGAACTTGGTGCTGGACCATCAAAACCTGGACCACCATTAGTTCCTTGTGCAGGACTTGTAGGAGGTGTATTTCCAGTTCCTCCATTTGAACCTTGAGATGGACCACTACCTGTTCCTCCACCACCAGAACCTCCATTTTGTCCTACTCCTTCTGAAGGAGTGGGTCCAGAATAATTAGCTGTAGCTCCACCGCCGCCACCTGCTGATGTTACTGTTGAAAAAACTGAATTATTTCCTGTTGAAGGAACAGATGGACCAGCAGGAGTACTAGCTGTTGCTCCACCACCACCTACTGTAATAGGGTATGCTTGAGCTGTAACTGTGACAGATGTTCCTCCAGGATTACCATTTAATGGACTAGCTGTGTAACAATCTGCAGGACCTTTAAATTCTCTAAATCCTCCAGCTCCACCGCCACCACCTCTATCAAATCCACCACCTCCAGCTCCTCCTATAACTAAATATGAAACTATATTATTATCACCAGTACCAGCACTAGAAACAGTAAAAGTCCCTGGTCCTGTAAATGTATGAATTTTGTAGTTACCAGATGTTGTAATTGTACCTCCAGTTGCTGTTAAAAACGGATTTACTCTTTCGTTAGAGGTTGAATCTTGAATATTTAACCAACCTTGTGTATCATCTACATAAACAAAAGTTACTGATTGACCTTCTGTGTTTAAAACTAAATCTCCATTCTCTCCACCAATTTTTTGTGATCCGTTTGGTGATACAGTTAAATTATTTGTATCCCAAGTGGCTGCATAATCTGCAAGTGATACTATTGATCCAGCAGTACCTGCTGGTAAATTACAAGTAAAAGCTGATGAAGTTGTATTACAGAAAAATCCATCACCACTAACAGCAGTAAAAGTTGCAGTTTTAGGAGTTGTGTCCCAATCAACAGTTCCTGTTCTTCCAAAACCCGATTGACTAGCGCCAGTTGCTAATTGAACTGTTTTACCAGAGCTACCTAAAGTAAGTGTAGATCCACATTGAACATCAACTGTATTTACTTCTATCTTACTCATTAAATTACCACTACCGTTCCTGTTATAGTTTGTGTTCCAGTTACTGTAACTGGTCCTGCTAATACTGCATTACTAATTGTTTGATCATCAGACAAAGTTGATGAATGATTAAAAGCATAAGTTGAAGCCGTCATACTTGCAGACGGAGCTCTAGATGCAGGATAAGTACAAAAAACATTTTTTGTTCCTGCAGAAAAATCTACTTTACTATCAGAATTTGAAGAAGAGATAACCGTATCTCTAGATAAAGTATCTGGACTAGCATCAGTAACAGTCCCTATGCCAACTTCAAATTCAGCTTGTCCAGGTAATTCTATAGCATAGAATGTTTTATTAGTTGTACCAATACCAGC